CAATCAAGCGGATGATCATCAGTATCGATCCTCATACGATCCTCCAGATGAGCTGCAACGAATCGGTTGGCTTTGGAGTACCCTAGGGTCCGCTGGATGTCCAGAAATCGTCCACAGTGATCTCGAAAGAATATCTCCTTTGTTTTCAGTGACTCCTTGCAAGTGACTGATTCAGAAGGAGATATAGTTAATTGGCCATTTCACCAATAATTTGGTCCCCAGAGACTACCGTGTCTCCAAAGACCAGAGATCTCCCAGATATCCGAGCGGATCCGAAGACCCGAGATCTCCCAGAGATCTGAGATCTCCCAAATACCCGAGCGTCGCCGTAGACCCAAGCGTCGCCGTAGACCTGAGCGGACCCGGCGATCGTAGCGTCACCATAGATCTGAGCGTCCTCGGTGATCGTAGCGTCACCATAGACCCTTGCGTTCCCAGATACCCGAGCGTTCCCAGAGACCACTGCGTTCCCAGAGACCACTGCGTTCCCAGAGACCACTGCGTTCCCAGAGACCCGTGCGTTCTCATAGACCAATGCGTACCCATAAACCTTAGCGTTCCCGGAGACCTGAGAGCTCCCAAAGACCATTGCGTTCTCAGAGACCCAAGCGTTCTCAGAGACCCAAGCGTCCTCATAGACCCGAGATCTCCCAGAGACCACTGCGTTCCCATAGACCCAAGCGTCCTCATAGACCTGAGCGTACCCAGAGACCCAAGCGTCCTCATAGACCCGAGCGTTCCCAGAGACCACTGCGTTCCCATAGACCCTTGCGTTTCCAGATACCCGAGCGTTCCCAGAGACCACTGCTTTCCCAGAGACCACTGCTTCAGAACCAACAAAAGCAGTATCAGAAACCTTAGCAATATTCTGGACCCAGCCTCCACCGTTAGGATGAGTGTGCCACGTCTCAAGAGTGGCGTCAAAAAAAGCAGTCTTTAAATCTTCAAATGTCATATAGAACCATTATACCTTATTTGGAACACTCAAATCAATTTTTTACTGAAAATAAAAGACCTATATTTTATTCGTTGTTACTCTTCAGAGGCCTCTATGGATCCAGTAGTCCTGAATTAACCAGTAATGCGATCAAATTGCAACATGGTTCCGTTCCGTTATCTAGATTATCATTACAACCTTCTTCAGCATCTTCGTGACAGGGTTCACAACATGCAAGTTCTTTGTCTGAATAATTAGTTGATTCTTTGAGAATCAGTTTGGCTTTTGCACAATTCATAAGTTATTTCCAAAAGAGGATTCCCTTCAAAAGTGAACATATCTTCTGAAGGGAATCTTATTAGTTATTCTTCTGCAAGCTTCCTAAAGAATTCCAGAGAATCATCTTCACCTTCATCTTCGTCAGACTTCCAAGGAGTATCATCTTCGACTACTTTCTTGGTATCCATCTTCGGTGCAGGTTTAGAAGGTAATGGTTCTTCAATCTTCTTAGCGGCAGGCTTAGATCCAAGAACCTTATCAAGACGAACCTTTAATTCTTCATAAGACTTGAAATTCTTAGGATCTGTAAATTCACCCAAAGTGTATAGAGAATCCCAAACCTTCTCTAGCTTCTCATCATTACCATCGAATAAAGCAGTTTGTGCTTCAAAAGAAGAATTATCGTAATTCGGATATCCCTCAACTTTCTTAATCTTTAGACGGAAGTTAGCTCCTTGCCAAAAATCAAAAGGATCAATCGCAGTGTCACCTTCAAAAACAGGCTTCATTGATTCTTGAATCTTCTCAAAGATCTTCTTGCCATACTTAAACAACATCACCTTTCCTTCATTCTGTGGGTTCTTAGGATCTGAAATCACATAAATGTTAGAAATATATTGTTGCTTTCGTTTACGCTTGCGAACGATTTCTTTATTCGCTTCGATACCAGTGGCCCAAAGTTCTTGGTTGGTCTCACCAATCGGATCTTGCTTACCGATTGTAGTTAAAGAATTCTCAATATACCAACCACCAGGTCCTTGGAATGCATGCGAATAAACTGAAACCCAAGGCAATTTATCGTTTCGTCCCGCCGGAAGTAATCGGATTAGAGCAGTGCCATTTCCTGTCTTTTCGTCCATCGGAACCGACCAAAAGCGATTATCTTGATACTTGTTAGTACCTGTAGACATCTTTTCTAATTCGGCTACTAGATTATCTAGATTATTCTTTGTCTTCTTCTTTAGATCTGCGAAATTCATTTAATTATTCCTCTTTTTCTTGGTTGCTAATAGTTGCTAATTGTTGATAGAGCTTGGTAATTGTTTCACAATAATTCTCATTTTCTGTTACTAAATTATTTATATGTTCATCAGTTTCTTCTTTCAATCTATGATACGAATAATACATATTCAACATAATACTTTCAAGAGTATTAATAGATTCAGAAACACTATCAATTAAAACTTCAATTGATTCATCATTAAAATCTTCTATGTCAAATACACTGTCGAATTCTTCATCTTCAGGAGTATCCTCTTCTTCAGGATCAAAATCAATTACTTCATCTTCATCCATATTTCACCTCAATTTTATTATAACCTATTTTCACTAACATGTCAATTGAAAATTTCTAAAAATATTTTCTTAAGTATATTTCTTTCTGGTAGAAATTTTTGCACGAAAGAAAAGTAATGAGACATGAGTGTTTGAACCTCATCCCAAACAGGATCGCGAGGAGAATCTGGAGAAGACATCTTATCCGAAATCTTAATCAAACTATCTATGCAAATAAATGTTTCAAGACGAATCGTTTTTCTAATATACATCTTGAAAATTAGAGGGTGAGTTATTCCCTTTGTCTTAAAGAGTTCTGCATAACTTATTTCGTTTAGAAGACAATATTCTTTTATCTTACCTAATTCTGAGCGGAAAGAGTATGGGAAACTTTCCACATATCCCCTCCAAGCGAGATGTCTTGCTTTGTTATCTGCTGTTAAGATATCCTTAATCCAAAAATTGGTGTTTTCTAGATATTCGATTAACATCCTCTCAATAAATGATTCTCTAGATATTTTAGCAGCTATCTTTTCAAAATGATATTTGTCTTTTCTAGAATTAAATGATGATGGATTAGCTTTTGTTTTTCCATTAAATTTAAAAAAATCGTATGTGTTACTTGAAAAATGCAACTTAAATGCAAGATAAGTAACGTATGCATCGTATCCAGAAAATGTTTCGATCATATCCATGGATATCTAGATTGGTAACGATTTGCTATTATTATGGATTTTCTTGAATAATTTCAGCTTCTTTGCAGAGTCCTCTACTAGAGTTCTGAGTGATTGTGGAATCGTCTTTGCAACAGCTTCAATATCATAATTATTCTTCTGACAATAATAAACAACAGCTTCCAAATAATTCATTCTATTATTCAAAACTAGAGCTTTGATATCACGCAAAAGATCTTCAGGTTTAATGAGAATATCTTCTATGCTTGGTAATAGCTCGTTCTCGTCAGTCATCGAAATATTTATTAACATCATATAGAACTATTATATAATATATTTCACGAATAGTCAAATTCTGTGTTTAAGAGATAACAAATAAAAGAATTTGACTACCTTGACTTTCTAAGCTACAATAGGTATGTACCAGTTTTAAGTAATAGATATTACTGTTACGGACGAATTATATACGAGGACTTGGATTCTAGTCCTTGCATGAAATCTTGTAGCAATTCTCTGAAGATAACACGAGCCTGAACTTGCCCAAGATTTTCTCTCGCAGTAATCATAATTCGTCTGTCTAATTCTGTCATCGCTCCTTCTAGTGAAGTCGGAATGATTCTTTCATATGACGCTTTTGGCATTTTGATTATTTCCATATTTATTTCTCCAAATCTACATTAATTATTTTGTAATTGAAATTCTCTTGCACATAAATCTTGGCCCTCTCCAGAAAGTGTTTCATGGAGAAATTCTTCTTATTCCTAAATTGTAGATCGTCAACGATATCGAACAGAATTGCTGGTCCGACTTTGTTCGCAGATAATCTAAGTACTCTTCCGATTGATTGTAGAACTCTTATTTTAGATTTCGAAGGATGTGTGAATATGATATTCTGAAGTGAAGGAATATTAATTCCTGTAGAGAATATCTGTGAAGAAGCTACGATAATTCCATCGTTAATATCATTAATTTGTTTTCTTACATCTTCTCGAATATCCACATCAGTTCCACCATAAACGAAATAAACTGGTCTATCAGTATACTTCTGAATAAGGTTATAGATAAGTTCTCCATGAGTTTCTACTCTAGAGAATAACACGAGAGTATTTCCTTTCGTACTTGCAGCTAATTTGGCAATGAACCGATTCCTCTTGTCATTACCAATAAGAAATTTCACTTCTTCTTCATATGTGATATCTTTGGAAGCTTTCCTGGAAGCATCAGAATAAGAAAGGACGAGAGCATTAATCTTAAAATCCGATAATTGAGATTTTTTGATTAACTCTGAAGTTGTTGTAAGAATTCTTGATTTACCAAATATTCCTTCTAACTGTAATTGATGAATCTTCTCACCAGATAATGTTCCTGTGAAACCGTGTCTGTAAATAGCATTAACGCATTTTTCAAATAACTTTGAAACTTCTTTGGCAGAATATAAATGGCACTCATCGCCAAGGAGAACTTCGATGTCATCAAAATAAGAAGTCGGTTTATCATATAAACTTTGCCAAGTGCTTATGATAATTCTTTTGTCTTCTCTTTCCATACCAGAATAGATTCTAGTAATTTTAGTGGAGTGATCCCAGTCTGGGAAATATTCACCTATATCAGAATATAATTGTTCAACAAGACTAGTCGTTGGACAAATAAGAAGACACTTTCCTTCTGTATTTTCGTGATAGAAACGAATTAGAGAAGCGATTATGGCAGATTTGCCAGAACCCGTAACCGAGACAGTAATAGATCTGTTGTTACGGATTCCATGTTTTATAGAATCTATTTGATAATCACGCAATTCGATCTCGGAACCATCGGCAGAATGAATCTTATTTGATTTAATAAATGCATCTGCTATCTCTTCAGAGAATCCATCGTCGCTGAATTCCTGGTTGAAAATATATCCATTGTCTTCGCAATAAGACTTAATGTGATACGCAAGACCCTTACCAACTGTTTTGTTTCGGATATTTAATAATCTTGCGTATCCATCCCATAGCCTCTTCTTGTAGATAGGCATGAATTTTGCGCCGGGAACTTCAAAAGAGAGGAGTTCGTATAGCTCCTGGATAATTCCTTGTTCTGCTTCAACAATTACATGGGTTTCATTAAAATTTTTCAGCGTCACATTCATTTACATATTTAT